TTGATGCTGATAACTACTGAATTGGCAGTTGGAACCGAGAGAACATAACCTGTTTGCTCATTAAGTTGCCTGGCACCATAGGACGAGGGCATTGTGATTCTTACTTGCTGCCCTATAACATAGTTTGGAAGAACTCCATTTGTTCCACTATTCATTGTTACAGTCGTTGTTTGGCCATATGTCAAGGCAGTAATAACGAATTGACTAGGCTGAAAATTCTCTGGAGCAATAGGAATATTGCTATAAGGAGCTATTGGGCCTTGTATAACGGGATAATATGTCATTGTACCTCAAAAATGGGTAGGAACAAATTGTCCCTACCCCTCGCAAGAGACTCATGTCTCTATTAATTCACAGGAAAATCGCTCAAAAACGCGTTCCAATAAAGAACGTTGCTTGTAACGCCGTTCATTGTTGCCGTAGTTAAAGCAGTACCTGCGCCGGACCCTAAAATGAATCCTGCCGATGTACAATTGATAAATGCACCTTGTATAGCAGGACCGTTAACCGTTGCTGACTGGCTCAGGGTGTTTCCACCATAAATAGTCGGCGATGGATAAAGGTTTGGAGACGGAGAAACTCCCGTATAGGGATAACCACCGCTGTTTATGTCTCCCACAGCTAATACCTGAGCAAACTTCAATCCTGGGAAAGAAGTAAACGCGGGATTAGCTACAGAAAATGCTGTATAAGAAGGGGCATTTAAGAACGTAAACGAAGTAGCACCTGTCACCGTATTTACATAAAAGTAAATAGGCTGGCCTGGAATTGTCGTATCAGGAAGCGAATTCAGTTGAGTTGCCCCATACACTGAAGGCATCCTAAACGTAATTTGCTGCCCTACTACAAAGTTGTGAGGAGCTGTAGTATTTACAGTCGTCACACCGTTTGTCGTAGATATGCTCCAAGGATATGCTACACCGGGCTCATACAAACTAGGATACAAGATTTGCTTAAATCCAGCAGCTCCTGTGGCTGCCGTTGTAATAGCCGTCAAATTAGCTGCATTTCCTACCCAACCGACTGTAAATGTAGTCGTGCTACCGACAGTCAATACTTGGAACGGAATGCCAGCAATTTGCTGCATACCTGTTGTCGAGGTCTGATACAGATTCTGAAAAATCACCCAGTTACCCGGCAATAGCCCATGCGCTGCTGCTGTAGTAACAGTAAGAACCGTCGAGCTAGTTTTCGCAATACCAGCACCTCCGGTCGTTCCCAGGAGCACCAAAGGCCCAAACTGCAACAGTTGCCCAGCTGCAAATGAACTGATACCATTTGTAGTCACCGTATCATATTGCAGATATGGTGTTGTGTTATAACCTTGGATTATCGCAGAGCCTTGTCCCATGGACACATCCCAATACCCACTAATGACGTTTTGCGACGTCGGTGTAGTACCTGCTAATGTATAGTTCCAGAATTGGACAAAATCTGGCTGATAAGGAAGATTAATCACGATCGATGAGCCCGTAGCAGGATTTGTTACGTGCCCTTTTGCTATTCTCGAATACTCTGCCATATTATGGACCTCCCAACGAGCTAAGTCTAGTTGAGACGATATTTCGGATAGCCGTATCTTGTGTGATTGCTTGCGCTTGCGCAAACTTCACCGCAAGCGTCGCATTCTGAGCCATCATTCCTGAATAATACGGATCGCGATAAATCAAGTTCATGGAGTATCCATCCTGATTTATATGCGTGATGGCTTGCTTGCCTATTACTGTATTGTAATAGACATCACTGCCATTGGCAGATGCTCCACGTGCAACAGGCGCTTCTGAGCTAGTCAGAATACGGATGTTGAACACAGAACCATACTCAGAAGGCAATGCCGAAGAATTATTTGGATAATTCCATTGGTTAATGAAACCAGAACCTGTCAGCGCGTCGAAATCGGTTTGTAGTTCCGTTGACGACAGCATGAAATATGCCGAACGCACAGGACCAGTACCGAATCTGTCCATGCCTTCGATACCCGACATGAACTTGTAAGCATTGTTCGTGTCAAGAGTCGTTGCTACCAAGCTAAAGTCAGACACTCCAAGATTAGTTGGATTGTCCCCGTTAGAGCCGCCACCAGCATTAATCTGAGAAGCTGCAGAAACGACGTAGTCGCGCAAAATTAACAATCTGTTACCCCACTTTCGTGTGGATAGGTCATTTCTGCCTATCTCCAGACCTTTCGTCGTCTGGTTCGGACTGTCGCATCCCATTTCTGGGCCTCTTCACTCAGTCTCTCACGGTGGCCTAAAGCCTTCCGCCCTGTCGGCATGCCTTTCGGGTTAGCCTTCCAAGTCAATCAGAAGAGGTTTATCGAGGACTTAATCTTAATCCTCGGCTTGCCGCATTGCAACAGCCAGTCTTTCGCTGACCCATGCAAGTACCATTTATGCAGCAGCTAAGAGGGCGTACTCATTACCCTCCTGGTCCTGGAGAATACATTTTTGTTACTCCACATAGTGGGGACAAGTCATTTCTGCTTGTCTCTGCGACTTTCTTTATTCTCGCAGATCGGACTATCGCTTAACTTTTCAGTTCCTACCCGCTTTAGTCTCTCACGGCCTATAAACCAACAAAGCATTAAATAAGAATGATTATCAAATTCTTTCAATCTTTCTATATATTCTTTCGTAAGTTCCATAGTTCCGCCTTATCACCCTGTCGGGCTTCTAAGTCAATTAGGGCTGGTTTATAGCAGGCTAAATTCTCATCCACCTGCTCATTGATTATGCAGCCAGTCTATCGCATAACCAATTGTTTCGGCACTGGCGACCACCGAAAAAAGCCATCTGGGCGTCTATGATATCCCTTTGAGGGACCTGCGCGGGTGGATCTATCCCGCTGTTACCCAACTGAATGGTGGGTGGTGTTAGCGCCCTCGGGCGCATAAATCTAGCAGTCGTGCCGCCGTTTGCTGGCATACTGATCTTATCGCACACAGTGATGTAGTTCATCGTGGGCGTAGGAACATAGAGCATTGCGGGAGCTAACGATTGTAGAATGAGGGGACCTAGGTTCCCTGTAGTCGTAATCGACATGCTAACCTCATAGGTTGCATGTTATCGGGATATGGGGATCGGTGGACGACAAGCCTCCTACGTCCGTTCTCGGCCATATCTATGCAGTAACGCTACTTCTGCGAAGCGGTGCACATAACGCTTGTGCTTACGTGGAATCCATTATGCAAAAAACTATTTAATTGTCAATCTGTTCTATACTGAGTAGAGCAGATTGAAGGCGTTCGCTTGAGCAGTCCGGGTCAAATTCGTCGCCTTGATGGCATTGATATCCCAAAGAGGAGAGAAGTGTTAAGAGATGATGTTCGAGATCCGATTCGTAGATTTTAGCCATTTTTTCCTCTATAAAACCTGAGATGCTTGCTTCTCAGCATCATTAATGGAGATCTCACCTGATAAAAGCTTGGAAAGAAGGCTATCGCGTATAGTTGCAAGGGTATGTGATTCGCGCACATTTGCTACTAGCCTTTTTCGGAATGGAAGTATTAATTGATAGTAATGTTCTATAAGGGCACTTGGTGGGATAACAAGGTTCGTTCCCACAATAACCCTTGCGTTCATGTTGGCTTGAACTGAGCCTCCCTTTGCTCCTTCGGCATAATTCTTATAGAGGTCTGATTTCAGGAAACCATAAATAAAGTAGCCCCAAGCTTTCGATTCTGGCTTAAGACGAACAAGATATGAAGCAAAAATCGCATCCATATCCTCCTCGATAATGGCTGATTTTCCAGGGTCTGCCATTCTAGCAACGACCAAATCACCAACAGTGAGCGTGTACCTACTCTTTAAATCTCTATCAATATCGCAATGGGGTACGGTACTCCAATCAATCCAGTTCTTCTTATTGATATCCATGACTCTCAGAAACTTTGGGCCAGCATTCTCTGCATGCGCACTCGTTGTGTAACCGTACTGAGTAGAGCAGATTTCGGATAATTTTTTTATCTTCCATCCTTTGGGGATTAAATTCAGTTTGCAATCTTCGAAACCATCAGGGAAAAGAGCAGCTATCTCATCGCTCATGTTTAAGGGTTTGCAACTTTTAGCTTTAGCATAAACAGGATCGAAGTCGAGAAACCAGCTTTTGAAGATCACTTGGGCCATTGTATCCAGAGTTTCATTCACCTGTCTGTTGAGTTCGATCATTTCGTCCAACCTTCCCAATATTGCTGCAATGGCTTTTTGCTCTTCAATACTCTCAGGTAGACTTACTTTGAAATTTTTAAGAGCTGTTCCCGAAATTTCTTTAAAAGTAGTTCCGCCAGCAACATTTTCAATAAATTTTGTGTAAAATTTGAGAAGATAAAATAAAAATTCTGAGTTTGCATTTTTTTTGGGAATTAGGCTTTTGAAGCCTTGATTTGTTGCAAGATCCTGTCCAGCAATTGCCACATAACCTATTGGTGCGCGAGAACTAAAAAGAACAGATCCCTTCGGAAGTAAACGAGCACCGGAACTGTTCAAACCTGAAGTAGAAATGTTTCTCTCACCAAAATAAATATATCTATTTTGATAATTTGAGAGATCTTTAGGGGTAATCCACGGTATGTTTCCTGAGAAAAAGTTGGGGTTTTTTGTACTGGGAGTACTGCCTCCAACAATATCAGCAATATCATTTATACAAACATTTTTCCAGCCTTTACGCATACCCGAGTCCCTCCAAGTTGCGCTGAATTTGCTTTGTTAGCTGCTGTGCTTTATCCATCTGGGCATAGAGTTTTCCTACCAGCGCCTGCATTTGGCTTTCAAATGGTATGGTATCTTCATCGCTGATCTCTGTGCCCACGTATCGACCAGGTGTTAAGATGTGCCCATTCTGTCGCACCTCGTCAATTGTAGCTGCCTTGCAGAAGCCTGGGATATTATCGTATGTTCCAATTCCGTTTTGACCCCGCCAGGAATGATAGGTCATCGCAATACGATTTATTTCTTCATCGGAAAAAACCTTCTGAGTTCTTGTGGCAAGTTGGCCTAGTTGACGAGCATCAATGAAGAGGATCTCATCGCGACGGTCCTTAAGTTTGGTTTTCCCCGACTTGCCGTTAGAGCGATTCTTTGCTAGGATCCAGAGACACGCGGGAATCTGGACTCCAAAAAACAACTGACTTGGAAGAGCCACCATACAATCGACCAGATTATTCTCTACGAGAGCTTTGCGGATCTCGCCCTCCCCGGCGGTATTTGAGGCCATTGATCCGTTGGCAAGGACAATGCCAGCTACACCATTAGGTGTAAGATGATGAATGATGTGCTGTATCCAGGCGAAGTTTGCATTGCCTTCGGGTGGGATTCCATACTTCCAGCGAGGGTCTTCTCTTAGTAGCTCGCCCGACCATTCTTTGATATTGAAAGGAGGATTCGCTAGGACATAGTCGAAGCGAAGATCTGGTAGGGCATCTTTTAGAAGAGTCCCTTCACTATTCCAGTGAATTTCGGCTTCTACACCTCTGATAGCGAGATTCATTTTAGCAAGTTTCCAAGTGGTGTTATTGCGCTCTTGCCCATAGATAGCAATATCGCCAAGTTTTCCCTGGTATGCCGAGATCAGTTTCTCCGATTGGACGAAGAATCCACCTGTTCCGCAGCAAGGATCATAGACACGCCCATGTAAGGGCTCTATCATTTCGACGAGGGTGCGGACAATAGAAGCAGGTGTGTAGAAATCGCCGCCGCGCTTTCCCTCTTTACCTGCAAATTCAGCGAGAAAGTACTCGTAAATTCTACCTAAAAAGTCGAAATCTGCCTCGCTATGTGAAAGCTTGATATTAGTGAAGAGGTCAACTAGTCGCCCTAACATAGTTGGATTCAAACTTGCTTTGCCATATTCCTTGTGAAGAACACCCTTTAACGCAACGTTCTCGCTTTCTAAGGCGCGCATCGCCTCGTCAATCTTTTTGCCAATGTCGGGCAAACGAGCTTGTGATGCTAAGGTGGACCATCGAGCAGCTTCTGGCACCCAAAAAACATTTTCAGCTTGATACTCCTCGGGATCCTCTGCGTTGGCTAAGTCGTTTTTCAAAAGTTCGGCTTGCTTCTTTTCAAAAGCTTCTGAAAGATAACGTAGAAAAACCAGTCCAAGAACAATGTGTTTATATTCTGCAGGATCCATAGCTCCTCGGAGCTTTTCTGCGGAATCAATCAAGGAAGCTTCAAGCGATATGTCCTCTTTTTGGTTCTTTCTGGTTTTCATATTACCTCCTTGTATTTCAACAAATTAATGAAATAGCACAACCTATTTAAATCTGATTGGCAACATGAACGAATTTCTTATTCATATCCTCAGCCGATTCTTGAGTTCTTGCATCTTCGCAAATGCATTCTTTTGCCCTGCAGGACTGAAATCTCCAGTCGCTGCATAAGGAGCAGATCCTACGCCACCAGGCTGATAATAAGAACTTTTTTTGTTAGCATCCACTTTTTCTTGGATGGTGGATTGCTTGGTTTCAGGCTTGTGCAGACCGAGTGCCTTTATGTTCTTGTATACGAGTTTTTGCCTTTCGAAACCTTCCGGCATCTCCAAGATACTTTCAGCTAGATCGGGGTCTTTCTGCGCGAACTTTTCCGCGTGCTGCATTACTTCGTAAAAATCAGGGTTATTCTTAATCCAGTTTTGCCGTCTTTCATCTTGTAGAGCGGCTCTAACAGCTTGCTGTATTTCCGTTTGCGTCTGTTGCCTAGTCTGCTCACTGAATTTTTTCAGAGTATTATTTAACTTTTTGTGGTCTACAAATGGTTCTGAATCATTTTCATCAGCTTCTTGAGGTTGTTGCATTCTGATAATAAGTTCCTGTGCTTTCTTTTCAGCTTCTATCCGAGCAGATCTTTCTTGCTCTAGCTGCCTTTGAAACATTTGTTCTTGTTTTCTAAAATTCAGTTCTTTATCACTTGGTTTATTTTCCTCAGGTTGTTGGAGAGGTGTTTCTTGATTCGGTACTGTCATGTTATCCTTTGTCCTTGACGCTGGACCGCGTTTAGATGTAATCTCATTAAAGAATAAAATAGAATTTATGGCAAGATGATGATTTGGATATTCAAGTGAAACTTAATCGTCTTGAAACGCATGATCGTTACCAGCACTTCACCAAACAAACATTTGACATCGCCGAATGCTGTCAGAATATCATAGAGCGGCGCCCTTTCGGAGATCATCCATTTTATATCTTTGCCCATCCTAGAACAGATGACGAGGGTGTTCGTAAACGCCTGATATGGCAACCAAGGCTCACGAAACCACAGGCACAGGAAAACTCGATGCTTTTTAAGGCCTATCCTGGAAAGGATATTATCAAGGTTATCTGGATGATTCCCGCTAGAGAACTATGGAAACAGTACAAGAGCGGAAATGTTACCGAAAACAAGACTGTTCGTGAAAGCATTATCGCCTTTACTACGAATCGTGAGGTCTTGGAAGCTAAAGAGGATGATGATTTAGACGATGCAACAATCGATGCAATCTATAGACAAATTAGCAGAAATGCAAAACCTTTTAAGCCACTGATTTAGGAGGTGTTTTCAGTTTCTTAGGAGTTATAGCTATCATACCCATGCTATCTTCGCGCATCTTTCCTAGTTTCGCCTTTATGCCGGTTCCATAGTTATCTCCCATGCCATAGGGAGTATTTGCGGTATGGGCAAAGCGATTCTTTCCTGGCTTCTTTGGCTGTTGTCTGTTGAATGGTTGTGCATTTCCGGAAATGGGCATTAGCCCGCCTCGCTCACTTTCATGCCCATCTTCTTTCCAAAAGGCATCGTCGACACCCTTTGCTTAGGACCACTCTCACTACCCACTGGCGTTCTGTGCCCTACGCCATAATGCGTACCGGCATTCACAAAACAACTCGTCCTTTCATCGTACTGCGGACAAGTAAAATCCCACGGCGTATTCTTGCCGTCAATAGGATGATCTTTGGGATCTTGTTTTTTGACTGCCGTTGGATCTTTAAAACCTGACTTCATTTTTTCCTACTTTCTGGTTTGTAAAAAAAGAGAAGAGAACGCCGGCCAGGCCCTTATACAGCAAATGAAGCGTCATCTCTTCCCCAATTTAATTTCTCGTCCCAGGCTTATGAGGATTCCCATGAACTTTTTTCTTATTCATCTCCTGCTGGGATTTAATAGCCTCAGTAGTGTCCTCATAATGACTGAGCGCTCCAAAACCTTCTGCCGAGCTCTCCTGCTTCATTTTACCGCCAACCTCGGGCAATGGAGCATGCTTTGGACTTGCACCAACCCAATTGCTGTGGTCATCTATTCTACGTCCGCTCATCTTTACCTCATTTGGGCCATCTGGCCCTGTTGTTGATTCTGATTATTCATACTGCCCATTATCTGTGCAATAAATCTTTTAGAAGCTTCGCTCTTCTCGATATCTTTTCGCGCATTCTTTTCTGTTTCTTCTTCGTCAAATTTAATAGAGTCAAGGTTATTAGATTGTAAGAATGTTTCCAACTCTCCAAATTTCTGAATGGTTTCCAGAAGCATCGTAAGAGCCTCCATCTTTTCTTTTGTCGCTAGGCTATGGTTCTTGCTTATCTCGCTCATACGCTCTTCAAACAATCCTACATTGCTTTCACTTCTAGAATCCCTCTCACGCGCCTGGGAGAGCAGATTATGGATCCTTGCCATAAGCTCTTTCATCTTCATTTCTTCAACAGTGTGCTTGATATTAATCTCTTCTGACTGCACTGCTTGCATCTGCTGCTCTTGTTGTTGCAAAATCTGCACAATCTCTGCTTTTCCAGTGATATTGAGCTTAGGAATAATCTGAGAAGGTGAGAACACTTCGCGCCCAAAGGCCGCATTCATATCCATCATCTGCTGAGCTTGCAAGTTTTGTTGCGTCGGAGTCAAGTCACTCTCTTCGACAATACACTGAAACTTGCTAAATATCTTACTGTAGAAATATGGAGAAGGCTCCTCGCCTATTAACAATCCAACTTTCTCAGCACTCCAATTGTTTAAGGCTATCTGCAAAAGACGTTCTCCAAGAAGTTTATCTGAAAAGTCCCACTGATCAAAATATTTCTGAAAAACCATCAAATTAGCAGCTGATTTCAACATCATCGTCAGACTACTTATCTGCTTATCATTTTGTCCAGACCAATTCTCGAGATTAATTCCCGCTGTTTGCCATATCAAATTACCCATCTGCTCCGCAAGAGCCATATCGCTCTCTGGTACTCCAGAAGGGATAATTTTTTCACAATCCGTCATCTCGTAGCCTTCATTGATGATGACGTCCCAGCCCTGTCCAGACTTCTTAAGATTGTCTTCATTTGCAACAGCTCCAACTTTTCGCTTCCAACCCGCATTGATTGTCGCAGCTGTGATATCGTTGTTTGTGATGATCTTATAATTATAAAGAAATTGAGGATCGCGCATAGTCCGAATAAGCCCACGAACGCGCAGATCGTAATAATTGTTATGCGGTTCGTAGTTCCAGTAATAGGGAATGAAAGGACATCCATCGAAACCAAGAGGATTATCGCCCTGAAACATCAACTGATCGTTCAGAACCACAGCAAGTTTCCAGCACGGTGCCTCTACGGTTACTTCTTCCATGTCCGGAATACTATATAAAATCTGCTCCAAGTGGCCATCATCCCCAGCAAAGTCAAAGAATTGATTCCTAGTACGACTATAAAGCCTTTTTTTCTTCCGTTTCCATTTGTACCAGACATATGAGAGCACCATTAAATCGTTTCTCGCCATATTGTAGTTTTCCGGAAGGAAATAAAAACTTCCGTACCTCTGAGGCGTTCCAGCCATCGGCACAATAGCCTCTAACTTATCAGGAAAACGGCTTTCCGCCTCTTTTTTGCTGATGTATTCTTGACACCATACAAACTGAGCATCGCTCATATCAGGGCTTCTAAAATATGGATCTACCAAAAACGCATTATATTCCCACAACTTGAGCTTCAGCTCTCCTTGAGCCTGATCATCTCCTGTATAGTCTAAATATGGCTGTAGAAGTACCATACCGGTGATCGCCGACTGTTCTTTGGCTTGCGATTTTGTCTCATGAATCATCCCTTTGTTCGCCACATGCGTAATCAATTTTGTGTACTGGTCCGTCGTCTGCGGATCCGCCCCCTCCGTCGGCACATAACTAAAATTTTTCCGATGCTGCCTCTCACACCCCGTAAGCATATTAATAGGCTGCTGGCAGATGTTAAAGTAGTACTGCTGAAACGATGTCGTAGGGCTAAAATTGAAATACCGATTCACAAACGTCTGGGCTTTCTGTTACTTTTGTGACCTATCTCTAGGCGGGGTTCCCTCTTCGGAGATCCCTCTCCATATTACTATGGAGTTCAGACTATCGCTTCACCTTGCGGTGTCCTCTCACTTAGTCGTTCACGGTCCCTTTCGGGTTCCGCCTTGTCTTCCCATAGGGAGGTCCAAGTCAATCAGAGAAGATTTAAACAGGGCCCAATTTTCAAAAAATTACTTAACCCTGCGTAAAATAAAGTGTCAATATTAGATTGATTCCAGCGCTACTCACTTTATTTACTAACAGTCCCGCTTTCATATTAAGACTGTTCTATTGGTTGAAATTTTGAATATAAATTATCCAACCACTGTCTGACGTTCCCTTGATTCGGTTCCAGAGCATTGTTCCAAGGGGGGTAATAGAAGGAAATGGCACACCTCGTTGTTAAAAAAGTTTCCTATGACCTTTTTATAACATCGTATCCATATTCACTCAAGAATTCTTTGCACCACTTCAATTTATCATCTTTCCTACATTGCTTACACGCTGGTTTGAGAGCCTTTTCGCTTAGAATCATTTCACATGAAATACATTTGTTGGGCATGATGTCAACCTCCTTAGTTGTCCTAATGAAATGCAAGCCAGGCGGTAGGAATCCGCTTTTCGAGTGCCCTCTAGGCTTGTGCAAACATTATATCACTTTCTGTTTATCTTCCTCAACGTATTTCCAATGATCCATCCGGCGATTGCTGCCATGAACGCTACTAGGTAGGTCATCATGTTCAATACTCATCCAATCCACTTATTTTCTTTCATAAAACCATTGCTTTCCTTTCCCTTCCTTTCCCCTCCTTTCCTCTCCTTTCCATTCCCTCTCAAAATTATCCAAACCTCGATTCAAATTGCGTAATACTCGATTTCTTTTCGGATCAACCGCGAACTCCTGCCTAGGCGATTCAGCCAACTCTGCATGTGCACCACCTCAGATTTTGTATCATTATCAAATTTATGCATCGGCATATTTTCCGCTTGTTTCCTTCCTCGCGCATGTTGCTTGTTGCCTCTCTTAATCCTCCTCTCCAGAGCCTGCGGAGCATCTTTCAATGGCTTTATATAAAGATTTAGGTGATATGTCTGACACGGCATTCCTTTGTCCTGATCAATGAATGCCATCAACTGCATAATCGCACTTCGATAAGCAAGTGAGTCATAATCATGTGTACCAAACAGATCTCCCAAGATCTCTTTATCTATATGATGGTTATACTTAATCTCTCCAACAGCACACAGTTTTTCAAATATAGCCTCTTTTTCTTTCTTTTTCATAGTTGTCCTTTTCTATATAATGAAACAAAAAAAACTAAACGCAACTTAACATAACTAAACTGAACAAAACGTAACTCAACGCAACTTAACTTAACGAAACTTAACTTAACGAAAACTAACCTAACGAAACGGAACTTAACCTAACGAAACCAAACTCAAACTAACCAAACATAAATAAACTCAACTTAACTTAACAGAACTTAACTCAACAAAAATTATTTTGCTTTCTTAAACTCTTCTACGCTAAACGTTCCGTAATTTCCTGTAGCCATTCCAGGTCTCAAGTCGCACAAACCATATTCATAGCCGGCTGTCTCCAAAATCATTTCCAGATCTGCTTCAGGCAACAACTCGGTATCTAGCAACAAATTAAACTTCACTTCCCACCTATGGAAAATTGGCCTGGTTTGCACCACGCGAGCCATTCCCACTACAAGATTTTCTACAAAAACATATGTTCTTTCCCCTTCTTCGTTTACTTCACTATAAAGCGATTCTACATTTTGTCCTTTATACGGAATCAGTGGATACCCTAAAGGTTCATCCAAAATGACCGCTTTCGTCTGCTTGCCTAATCTAAACTTCTTTGCAGACGCTTTGATGCATCCTTGAAGGCATTTCGAAGGCATATATACGCCCAATTTCTTGTCGTAGTAAAGAGCGGCCTCGAACTTTAATCTAGCCAATGCTATATGATGATCGTCTGTTTTTTTCCTAATACATGTGATTTCTTTGATCTTTTTAGTCAAAGGATGAAGTGGATTGCACGCTTTATCGCAATTCATGATAAGAGGCGTCGCCCCTTTTATATGGACACTATACTTTTTTGTGTTATTCATAGGCTCCTGAAAATCGCAGTATGTCCAAATACACTACTGATTTTCATCCCATCATGTCAAGCACTGAATTTTCACATGAATTTAGATAACTGCTTGAAAACCAACCTATTTCCAAAACTCCCACCATCTTCGCCTTGAGCGCTTACCTCCTGCAACCACCTCGAGTGCCTTCACCAACAGATCTCGCATTCCGAGTATCTGGACTTCCGACCGAAAACAATGCTGTCTAACGTCTTCCAAAAATAACTTAATCTCTTCTTGCGTCTTAAATACCTCATCCAAACGTCTAAGAAACCCAGACACCTCAATTTTTTCATTAAGCTTTTCAAGCAAGCTATTTGTGTCTGTTAAGTTTTCGACCGTTTCTTTTGTTTTTTCGTGACACTTGCGAATCGTTCTTAGGTCTTTCGCCCATGCTTCCGTCACCTCTAGAGTAATTTGGTCCAGTATTCGCATCTGCTCCTCCGTCCAATGCTGCCCTCTAGAATTCGGCCGAATCCATGGCGTCGGATCCGGCGTTTTCCTTTTTAAAACCATTGCTTTCCTTTCCTTTCCTGTCCCTTCCTTTCCTTTCCCTTCCTTTCCATTCCCCTTCCTTCTCTCAAAATTATCCAAACCTCGAATCGAATCGCCCTTGCATATATTTAGTGGGATTATGCTTGTATGGCTGATAAATCGCAACCTTATGGGTTGATAAACAATATCTTAAACAGTCTACCAAGTGATCATCTTTTTTGATGGGTTTGTCTTCTCCTCGCTCTGCCACTTTCGGATCCCAGCAATAGCCCTCTATCTCTCGTATCAAATTGCGGCACTTGCTCAGAATTAGGCATTTTCCCTCTTTTACGTCGGACACCATCCTGTGGATTCCGGGAACGACCTCATTGTTAGCATCTACACAATGCACACCTCGCTTGCCTAGATCATGTCGCAAAGCTGCTGCGCTCGGGTCAATATACACTCCTTTAATCGCATACGGTTCCAAAAACGCAACGATATCATCTGCCAATTCGCTGACCGCTTTTTCTCTGTTTTTTACCTTGACGTCCCAAAAATACTCATCTTCTACCCACATCTGTTTACCTGTTTGTGTCTGCATTCCTGTCGATACCCCTATAAGCACACAAGCGCAGGGATTGGACATCCCATAATCAACGCCCGCTATCCAATAATTGGCACCACAGGGAGGCTCGTCTACTACATAATAGTCTCGATCCCAAAAATCAAACACGGCGCCCTCCGCCAGGCACCATATACCCAAGTAGTTTCTTTTGTAAAAAAGCCCCGACAAACTATTTGCAAGCATTTCTTTATAATCCTTAGGTAAGTAAGGATTATCATCGATCATGAATTGCAACGCATAGTATTTAGGATCCCCTTGCTCGGCTAGATCTATTAACCCTTTGATCTTATGCGTCGGATGCTTTGGATTCATGCTCGCAAAGCCTATGCTATGAGGCAACCTAAGCCTCGTCAATATCATTTGGAGGACGTTTTCTGGAAACAAAGTCATCTCATCAGCATAGGCAATACTGATCGTTTTACCTTGTATACGTCCTATCTAGCCTTCGTCTTTTGCTCCTATGACAGTGATCGTTTTATCGAATACTTTGAGCAATCCGTTGCCAGGAAACCACGTGCAGAACGGTTTGTAAATGGCAAATTGCGGTGTTTCGAATATAAGTTTTATACAGTTTTCATATACAGTTGATGACGAAAACCCAAACATATAGATCTGACTGTCAGGACATTCGTAAACAGCTTGAAGAAAGCGAAATAGCGTAGCTACCGTTTTTCCGCTGCTGACAGGGCCGTGAGCAAAATTCCAGCCCTTTGTGCTATTAATTATAAATTCAAGTTGCTTAGGAGAAAAGGGATCTGGCATATTCCTGATACTATGAGAAACCGAGCTAAATGTAAACTCTGTTCTAGCATTATTGAAAGCTTCCATCCAACTGACTATGTCGCATGTAAGTGCGGAGAGATATCTGTCAGCGAAGGAGCTGCAATGCGTTGTGCGGCTCTCAATTGGGACAATTTTCTCCGCGTTGATGACGAAGGTAACGAAATTGTTCCTAATGTTCAGATGGCAGAGGCTGCAATTGTTCCTAGAGAAACACACTCGAAGCCTACCAAAAAAGAACTTTTAGATATGTTAGAAGAGATGATAAAGAATATAGAACGGCTTCCATCTAATGCGATGGCTCAGCCTGTGAATCATTATGACTTGGTTTCGGCGCTACTGTTGTTGTCGTCTATCTTCAAAACCGAATAGATCGAGCTCTGGTTCTTTGGCTGCTCTCAGCCGATTTTCTGCGATTTCGAAGTAATCTTCTGATATCTCAATCCCTACTGCACTTCGCCCAAGTTGCTTTGCTGCGACTATTGTAGTTCCAGAACCTGCAAATGGATCTAGCAATACGGCTTCAGGATTAGGCGGCATTATAAGTTTTATGAGATACTGCATGAGGGCGAGAGGTTTGACCGTTGGATGAACTGATGGTTTATCAAGCCCCGCATTACGCTCAGCTGAGGAGGCTTTCGCGCAGTAGAAGAAGCGGGATGCACCGCCGGAATCGCCGAATCCTGATTCTTGAGCAAGTATCTTTAAGCCTTTTGCATATCCAACCCATTCTTTTTTTCTCGAACCTGGCTTTCCACTTTTTAGATTCCCACTCTGCTGGTCGAGTAATTCTGCGGCTTCTTCATCCAGAAGGAGATTAGCGGGCCAGCGGCCGGTTAGATTTTCTCCTGTGATTGTTCCGGATGGAATCGCATTTAATTGCTTGCACCCTATCCCACCACTTCCAAAAGGTCGTGCAAGTGATTCGCTTGTCCCAATCCTACACCCATCAATATTAATGCCAGCTACTCCCCATTTCTCTGCATTCTGGGCAAATGTGCCTTCGCAGGGCTTCATGGCCATTATAATTATTTCAACTGCCGGCTTTAGAGCAGTTCCGTAACCTTCAAATCCTTTAATGCCATCGCATTTTTCACACGTTCCCATTCGATTAGTTTGTGTGTTCGATTGTCCGGAAACAGTTCCAGATTCTCGATTGCATTGTTCCTGGTATTGTGATCTTTGTGATGAACCACTTCTATCCTTTGCAATATCTTGTTGAGGTGTTTGGCCATCACTAATCGATGTTCCATCACATAACCGTCCTTGCGAGCCATTATCCCCAGTACATTTGCAACCAAAATTATGACTTTTCGGGAATCCTTGTCCGAAACACCAATAAAGGCAAGTTCTGATTTCCCATCCTGCTTGTTCAAGTGCATTCATAAGATGGTGATGAGTACGATCACCTCCAAAAGCTAGTAGATGAGCTCCTGGCTTACAGATGCGAAAAGCTTCTTCCCAGAAGTGTTTGCCAGGAATGCCATGGTCCCAGTCTTTACCCATGAAATGAAGGCCATAGGGAGGGTCGGTGATGATGCAGTCAATGGAGTTGGCCGCCATTGTTCGCATGGCTTCGAGGCAATCACCCTTGATTATTTTCTGTGTCGCTCTTTGGAGCATTTTGAAGGGATCGGAGTTGTTCTAGAACGGCCACTGCTGCTTTCAGCGTTTCGGGTGTTACTTGGGGAGCATCATTGTGATCTCTTTGGCCGCATCTTTGTTTACCAAGCCAAATTAACATTGATGCATTTTTTTCTTTTACGCCTAACCAATATTGCGCTTGATGAATTGTTGATTCACCATTTTGTTTCTTTTGTTGATTAAAAGCCGTATAAGTCACGGAATTTTCTTGTTCGCATCTTCTATATAAAGTATCGGGTGAAATTCCGAGCTTATCCGCGATGTGCGTAGTAAGGCATCCTTGTTCGATCCATTCTCCGACTTGTTTCCAATCGATGCTCGTCTTCGGTCGGCAGTTCTTTCTTTTAGGCTTGATTTCCATTTCTGTCTCCATATTATTTTATACATACTGAAAGAATGGATTAAAAGCAAGAGGGGATAAAAAAAAGCCTGCATTTGGAGCGACCTCGATGCAGGCGTCGAGCTTTTTTCGTTTCGGCTGGAGCTAGCATCCACCGTCCACATAGTATCGCGATCATGGGAACGCGCCGGGTTTGTCTAGAATTCCGGGACCCCATCTTCAGGGCCTGAGCCGCACTTTTGTACCGATGCGGCGGTGCTGGTCTTTCGGCACATTTCCTTTTTATGGGATGAGAGCCGTCCTGCCAGTAGGATTAGATTTTGGGATCTGGTGTTTCCATAAGAAGTTTGTGGTGGTGTTGGAAAGTATCGCTAAGTTTTTGAATGCGTTTTGGATCTAGTGAGAATGTGTTATTGGATTTTTTGCATGGTTTATGAGGTGCTTCGAGTGTAGATTCGGCGATTGGAGCTAGAGGTGTTCGTGGGATTGGAGTGGTCATTATTCTGCCTCGATTGTGCATAATCTGCCGTGAAAATCTTGCATGTTTGTTTTCTCCTTGTGTTTATAATATAGTGAATCTAT